TTGATTTTGAGTTTGGATACGTATCCTTGGTCCATGAGCTCTTTTGTGCTGACGGCTTTGTATTTTGGACCGAAGAGACCTTCGATTGTTGTCTCGTTAAGGGCTGTGCCATCAAGGGTTCCAGTAGTCCCAAAGCGAAATTTACAATCAGTAAGGCTACTAAGAATTTGTATAAGCGAGGTAGCTTTTGCGCCATGTGCTTCATCTCCGAATACGACTCCAAATTGTTGATACCATGGTTTTGGCATCTTATTCTTACCATTATTGAGTGACTGCCACGTGGTAATGACCATATCACATTCGATATTATTCGACTTACTCAAACCTTGAGTCGAGAGGTGTATGTTACCAGTATATCCGTAATCTCGAAAGTCACTCTCCATCTGATTCACCAGTCCGATGGTAGGAACGATGATCAAAGCCTTATGCTTCTGATACCATCTCATCAGAATGTAGATCATCAAAGATTTACCAGAAGAAGTCGGCGAGACTAACGTTCTTCGATTTGATCTGATGCACTTCAAGATCGAATCAAATTGATAGTCTCTGGTGGCATATTTTTCAGGAATTCCAAGAGTATTTATGAACTCTCTTAGTTCGTGCTCAGATACGCCATCATAATATAATTCTTCGTCAAACGAGAACGTATAGTTTCGGGCATCGCAAAATTTCTTGATATGTCTTGCTAAACCAGAGTATACATATCCAGTCAGATTGTTAATCAGACGAATCTTACCGTCCCACATTCTCGCTCGATACTTTGGATGGAACTTATAATTCTCTGCATAGAACGTGAACTCGTCTGCCAATTCCATGATAGTCGATGGTTCTGCCTCCACTTTAACGTGGACATTATTGATAAATTTAAGATGCACTGAGCTCATTAAATACCTACTTTAAATCGCTCCCACTCGATCGCAGCCTTGATATTAAAACCACGGGCAGTGAGAGACTTGATGATGGATTCAAGGAGATCGATCTTCTCATGCTGAATACCCAGTTTGAGCGATAGATTCACCATATCCTTGTCTGCTTCTATATAGTTATTCACTTCAGATTTCAGTATTTTGCCCTGCGGTGGCAAGCGCCAACCTTTTTCGTGTGACTCTTCTGTCGGTCCGAGAGTATAGAACTCCAACTTCTCGAGCTTCAATTGCTTGAGTTCTGCCTCTTGTTTACGAAGCAGCAGACGCTCATGCGTAAAGATCTTGAAATACTTGTGATGGAGCTTTGGAATATTGAGCGCTTCGTCGCCGAGCTCAGAGCGATTAATCTGGGAATCCTTTTCCCATTCTGCATAAATGTCATCAATTTTCATAACAAATCCTATAATTTAGTAATATCATACCTTAGATATTTAAACTCTACACTACATTCTATATAATTGACACTGGTATCTGTACTATTAAACTCAATATCTCCGAGACTGGTTGGAAATGCGTCATAGAAAGTTATCATAATATTCGAGTTCATACTGCTATTCATGATCTGTAAGTTCAGATCTGAGTAGAGTGTTCCTGTAGATCCAGCCTGAGAATTCTGTACAGCTTTATAAGCATCAAAACTAACAGGAGATGCCAGAGCCACCATCCAGTTATAGATCTCAAGATAATCTGTCATATCTTCGTTCAGACGAAACGTAATATCGAGAGGACTATAAGTAAGTTTACCAGTGACTGGAATCGGAACGAACGGAGTCGGACTCTCGCCGTTACTCATTTGCACACCAGGAAAACGAATGTTCTGTACATTGTAGCTGAGCGCAGGTGCACGTGCCAAAGTAAACTTGTAGCCTAAAGGTGACAGAAAGTTTTTGTTAATATCGTTTACGGCAGTCATATCTTTCCTTTGGCTATAATACCCATTATACACACTATTTATATATTGTACATGCCAAAAAGAAGGGGAGCCTTTCGACTCCCCTTCCAGTTTTTAGGTTGGTTGTTCCAACTCTTATATTACATAAGGTTGTTAACAAGAACGCGACGGTAGTACTTGTTCGAATCTTGCTCAAGAACTGCAGTTGTCGAAGCAGCTGTAGTACCCTTAGCGAATGGATTCGGTGCCATTCCGTAACGTGTCTTGAAGCCGATCTTCGGTTGGAATGAACCTGGATCAACTGCACGAACCATTTGTAGTGGAACGTATGGGCAATAGAACAGACCAGCGTCGAACGGATTCGAACCCTTGTAGCCTACTACCAAGAAGTTTGTGCCAGCATATGGATCGATATAGACCTTAATGCGACCGTTAATAACACCAGCAAATGTGTTGCCTGTGTCGTCGATGTTCAGTGAAGAAGTGTTCATCGCAGGAGCGTAATCAAGAACGCCAGCCATTTGAAGTGCAGAAGCAACATCAGACGAGCAGATGATTACGTTACCCTTACCGCGACGTGTTTCTTTCGCGATCTTGTTACATTCACGTTCGATTTGGAACAGAAGGCCCTTGAACTTTTCAACTGACCAACGACCGTTTGAATCGGTATCAAGGTCGAAGATACCAGCAGTTGTGGTTCCTTCAGATGCACCCTTTTCAGCAGTGATGATGATCGAACGAACAACTTCACGGTTGATTTCCGCAAGGATTTCACCTGAAAGGATGTTCGAAAGTTCAGCTTCTGCGTCAAGACCGTGAATTGCCTTCAGATCTTGTGCAAGTTCTAGAGTGTATTCTGCCTTCAGCGCGCGTGTCTTAGCAGATACAGTTACCTTCTCGATTGAGAAGCCCATTTCCGGGAAGATGTATGAGCTGTTAGCGCCAAGAAGTTCAGCAGAACCAACAAGAAGACCCATCGTGTAGTTGTAGTATGTGTTACCAGCGTTGTTTGACGAGTCAGGAGCTGTACCAACTGTGTTAGCACCAACTGCAGTTGCTGAAGCAGCACCTGTGTTAGCAGCGTTAAGACCAGCACCGAGACGCGAAGCGTGACCAGTGTTAGCTTCGTTGTAGAAAGCTTCTGCAACAGTTGCGTCTGTCGAGTTGGCATACTGCGAACGCATTGCGAAGATAAGACCTGTTGGGCCGTTCATTGGCTGAACGCCACAAACGTCATAAGCAATCAGGTTTGGCATCGAACGACGTACGAGTGAAATCAGTACTGGATCGAAGTTTGCAACCTGGCCGCTGCCTACGGAGTTGACGTGACCGTCGCCTTCGCCAAGCATTTGTTGTGAACTACCTTGGCCTGAAGCTTCGCGAAGTGCACGCTCTGTGTTTTCAAGCACTGTCGCTGTGACAAGGCGCTTGTGTGAATCTGTAATTTCTGGAAGATCCGAGTGCTCGAGCACTGGCTTCCACTTGTTATTTAGTTCCTCAGCTAACATTTTATTCTCCCTTTATCCTTAGGATTTGTTTATTATTTATCAAATTAAAACTTTTTGGTTCTCGAAATCGCGCTGACATAGTTTGCCATTTCACCAACTGCTTTAGGCTTAGTTTCTTCGTTAAGACCTTCTGTTGCTTCTTCCGAAATAACGCCAGTATTAACTTCCTTCTTTTCAGAGAAGTACTTGCCCTTTAGAATGTCGAGCTTCTTTGCATAAGACTCGCTATCTGTGAACTCGATACCTTCTGCAAGTGTGCGAAGCTTTTCTACCTGTGTAGCAGCAAGACCTTCAGACACTTCGTCGAACGTTGCTTCCATTGTAGCTTCGTCGATGACTGACTGTAGTTCTAATTGCGTGTTTATAGACTCGTCGAGCTTTGCTTCTAGCTCTTCGAGTTGTGCCTTCAATTCACCGACTACATCAAGCTTCTCTTCAGGCACTGTGATGTATGATTCAGCAAACAGATTGTAGAGGCCTTCCATGAAATTCTCTGCAATATCGGCGCGGACTGTGGATTCGATAGCAAGCTTGTTATCTTCCATCCACGATTCTACTACATAGTCGAGGTACTGATCGACTTTTGTAGTGATCTCTTCTTTTACTTCTTCTACTGCTTCGTCGAGCTTCGTAGCGAATTCTTCTTCGAGACGAGCTTCTTCGATCGAAACGCGAGCTGATACAGCTGATTCGAAGATTGTTGAAAACTTTTCTTTTGCTTCTTCAGTAAGATCTTCGCCATCAAATACTTCGTTGATGTCTTCCTTCACTGCGTTCAGCGTAGGCATTGGCATCTTACCAATAGCAGGAGCTC